AGCATAAGTAATAACCACAAAACAATTTAATATGATTACCCAAAGAAATATTCAAGACGAGAGCTTTGACTCTATGACTGTCAACGGTATGCCGGCATTGTTCACCAATTTCAGGATTGACCGCAATGCCGTGCCGGAAGGGCATGCGTATGATATCCGGGAGTCGGATGATGGCGGGCGTTTTGCGACCATTGAACCGGAGGTAATGGTAAACCATGCCGGAACAATCCTTACAAGAGAAAAGCTGGTCATGGGAGAAAACGGTTACGTGCGGATTGAAGAGTACGGATTTGAAGATTCCATAACACTGGACGAATGGCTTGCAGAGTATAATTAAGACGATGGAAATGGATATTAAAGAACTGACAGAAAAATACCGTGAACGCTTTGAGGCTTTTTACCATACGGAAGGAAACAATACCGACAGAAAAGGAAACAGGAGGAAAAGAACGGAAGAAAGTCCGAGCTTTCTTAAAGAGGTTATACGCCCGATACTTGATATGCTACCGGAACTGTTACCGAAGTATGGCTTTACCAAAACCACGGATGAGTACGCCATGTACGGGAAATATTACCGTATTAAGGCAGGCGTTGTACTTATTGGAGGATTTTCTATAAACGAGGACTTTGGGTTGTTTTTTACACCTCTGTTCCATGGTAAGGCCTGTGGTAAAAGCCATAGGATAGACAACATGAAACAACTCGTTAAAACCATCAGCGAGGAGTTTGAAAAAAGGGAGGTGAAAATGAGAAAATAGTTCCGCTTACAAAAAATGGGGCGAATCCGCAAATTATTGTATATTTGCCCAATAAAAAAGTCTGTATATACCTTTCGGACGAAAGACCAACAGCTGAATTGGTTGCAGGCGCTTTTTATGTTTGGCAGACACCAAACCATATACATATATTATATGAAAAAGGAACAGATTATCCGTCAGTGTTACGGAGGGATGAAAGAAAAGCATGGCATGGAAACCGTTACCCTTTTCCATGTAGGTGATTCATACGAAGCGTATTTTGAAGACGCCGAAACGATTACCCGGATCATGGAAGCGCCTCTTTTCAAGATGACGGCGGCGAATATTCCTGCTGTCAGGATATCAGATACTGCCATGGAGGAATGTCGAAACCGGTTGTTGGATGCAGGACATGAAGTATGCGTGTCCGAATTTCGGGGGGCATCCGGCCGCCACATCCTCAAAATTCTATGAAACAGTTAAGAAAGCAGGCTGATGAGTTTGTTTTCATGACAACCACAATCGGTCCACGGGCGATATTGGTATTTCTTGTCATTGTGGTAGGGCTGTTACGGATGTGTATTCCCGATAAGACTGATCCAATGGACAACAGTATCAACAAATCTTCCGAGATAGTGGCCCATGTCATGGTCAGGGACAGTACGAACAATGGCTTCCGGGTGGTATATGCAACAGCCGAACCTGTAACGGATGAACGGTTTGCGGAAATATGCACACGGACAAGCGTACGGAATGGTTTTGAAAGTCTGGAAAAGGAAGCTCCGATACATTTTGGAAACAATCTTTTGGAGACGGATATTTGCGACTTCGCCCTATATGTTTACAGGTTTCCGATTGACAAGGATATCCGCGTACATAACATTTTCGTGACAGGGAAAGAGAAGATGGATTTTTATGTCCGGGACAACCCTAATCTGCCGGGATGTGCCAGATGGATGCACCACGGCACAGAACAGGGTAACCAATATCTGAACGCCAACGATATAAATTACTATATACCTAACGGCGGACGGATTTACCGGTATTGGAAATGCCGTTATCTTCTGCAAACTTCTGATACAGACGAGCGTTTCAGCCATTTTACAGAGGAAGAAAGACTGTACTAAGTGCAGCCTTTCTCTATATATTCGTACATAATTCCCTGAAAACTAATGATTAAAACACTTTGTCAACACACTTATTTGATATATATTTGCATGACAAAGTGAGTTATTAAAGACATATTGTTAATTGAAAGTAATAGATTGAATATGAAAGACCTGTAATATGACATCGGAAAAATCGCAACTGAAGTTTGCGAAATCGGAGCGGACAGGCGAACTGATCGGATTCGTTTCGCGCCACTCCAAAACACGTAAATTGATGGGAGTTCGTGAAGACTCAAGATTTGGCAAACAAATATGTGTTCTTTCAGAAGATCTGAAAGGAACTATT